AAAGTAAGAGTACTCCACCGAATTGGGATCGGCAAGATTGTACCCCTGTACTTTGGATTCGTCAAATGGAGGAGGGCTCGGGTTTGAAGTGGTGGGTGCTGGAACCGAGTGGCTCTGATGAATCGGGTTTGAAGTGGTGGGTGCTGGAACCGAGTGGCTCTGAGGAATCGGGTTTGAAGTGGTGGGTGCTGGAACCGAGTGGCTCTGATGAATCGGTGAATAATTCATAGCTGGTGATGATTTTATATAATCGACACCGGATATAGTAGTCATTTATACTATTAACCTAAATTAATTTTAAACGGATTATTCTTTAAAGCCTCTTGACCGATGTTCAACGTCTTGGTGTATGGGTTTGGAGTTGATTTCAGTTCATTCAAATCATTGAAAATTGGCTGCACATACTGTTGAACCATACCATTCAGAGGACCGGGTCCACCGGGGTGATCCCCTGGTAAATCTCGGCGAAGATTTGTAACCTCACCAACTGCACTGAGTGGATCTCCTCTTACATTCATCTTTTGACCATTTCCCGCACGATCCCCCTTTGAACGATTATCGGTAATTCTTGGTAAAGTCTTGATTCCGGTATCGACATATGGTTGAAACACGTTATACTGGGCTGGACCCTCAAACACCTGATTTCCAGTCTCTGAACGTTTCGTCGGGCGTTGGGTATATGTGAATGTGGGGCGACCCTCCGGACCTCGAATGACCCCACCCTGTCCCTCCCCACTCGGGCCACCTGTTCTGAATGTGGTGAGTTTATTAGGAAAATGAGTGAGATCTCCAATGACCGTACCACCATTCTTAACCACAGGATTGGATGGGCCACCTGTATTCCCCTTTAAACCAATAAGTCTCTCCTCATTTGGATTGTTGGGGAGAACTCGAAAGAATTGTTGAAACCCACCGGTTGCAGGGACATCAGCGCACACACCTAAACCACGACCCACGTTGATCGGTTCACCTCCTGGATTCAGATTGTTCATCTTGTTGGAGATGTTCTCACGGTCATAAAGATTGTACACCGGTTGACCAAACGGAAACTGGACATTAGGTGCAGTGTCTTGGAGATTTGGCACCTCATTTTTAGGCTGAAGACGGAAATCACCTATTCTGCGTCCAATGTCAGGTGTCTGATTCTTTTGATCCATGTAATCAAGATCATGATCCCTGGGGTTGGTGGATACCTTTGATGTTTGTTTCGCCCATCGAGTCTCCATGGGATCTTCCTGAGAGTTTAGTTTGTTACCAGCAAATACCAATCCTACAATCGCAGCAACGGACCATGGATCCATTATCTATTAATAGGAACAAAGATTTTACTTTTCATATCTCTGAGCAAAACGTATATTTCTATCAAGTGTGTATGAACTCACCGGATTGTACAACATGACAGGAAAGGTTGGTGAAACTTCATACAGCTTTGGAAAGTCAAAAGACTCAGCCTGCCACCCTTTGTGATAGCCTGTTGTGGTTACAGGTCTCATGTCGCTTTCAATCTCTACACGGCCAAGGAGGTCTTTATTTGCAATTTCTTGTTCGTTCATTTAATATAATCCATTATTTGTTCTTGCGGGGCCACGAGATTGTATCCAGTCTGGTCTCGTCGTTTGGTCACACACCTCGTTATCATCCCTGCATGTCGGTTTAAACATGGGTTCATATGCACCACGTGTAAACTCATTCAAGTTGTTGTTTGGCATCTTGAAGAAATTCATCTGTGACCAATGAGACCCCTCAAGGAATGGATGTATCTTTTTCCACTCCTCGTCTGAGTTTGATGGGACTCCTGTGTTGGGTCCCATTGGGTAATTGGCCATCAAAGTATTATCCATAAAATTGTCTGCTGTTGCAGTTGGTTCACCTGCGCTTCGATATGTTTCGGAATACTTTTTAACCATACCATTTGAGTACATCATATAAAGAACAAAAAGTATACCCATTCCGAGAATTATTATACGTTTATCCTGTTTGATGATGAAGAGAATTATTGATAAATAAATTACAAAACGCATTGTGGCGAGAACCCTTTCTTTTGGTTCCTGTTTCTTGGTTGGCCAAAATTTCTTCAAATTATCTGGTTTGAATAGCTCATCCATTTAATATAATACTAATTTTTTATATTGTTAAGAGTTTTCATGAGATCCATGATATTAAAGTCACCTTCAGAAGACTCCCCTGATTGCATCTGCTCTGCACATTTTGCCGCCATGCTCTCAATCATGCTCATAGTCTCTGGTGGAAAAGCCTTGATGGTTGTTCCAAAGAGAATGAGCGTATGTAGATATTGCCAAATGGCATCCTTGGTTCCATCGGAAGCCTGAGACCACATTGAAGCTATGTCAATGTCATTGAGAGCTGGAATATTTCCACTATCCTCCGTGATGAATTCGGGATCCTTGCGCATAATCTTGTTTCGATACGGCTTGATTGCCTTCATAAACTCATCCAGTACTTTACTTGGGGTGGCGGTTCTCACGACTTCGAAAGAAGCCTGAAACTTTATAACTGCTTTATTCTCTGGAAACGTCAGATTCAGTTCGGTGAGAAACTGATCCATCATGTCATTGAACGCTTTGATCGTGGTGGCCATTTTTGATTAAGGGGTGCACTTCTTTAAAAGGGCTCCTTTGAGATTGTTTCAAATTTAGCGTTTCCATAATAAACAATAAAGTATACGAGTACACCCACGAAAAGTGCTGGTTTGGTATAGGTGGAATTTTTCACCGGTTTCTTCTCCTTTTCATTCTTTTGAGGAAGTGTAAAGTAGATTGCGGCGGCTGTAACTGCAGCTGCAAAGAGAGCGGCATTTAGGGGATTTCTCATGAATTTATCCATTTATACAATAGGCTCAGGTTTTTCTTCCTGATCTGGGTGCTTCTCTGGAGCATCTGAAAAGAGTTCGACATCACCCCCTATAACCTTCTTTTCATTCTCAAAAGGAGACTCGGTTATAGGAGACTCGGTATTCACATCATTTTTTGTAGTCTCTTCTGGAGCCGGTTCACCGCTTGGGTTCATCATCTCGGTAATTGCAGTCTCGTCAGTTGCACCAGAATCGGTCATAAACTCACTTATTATATCACAGAATGGAATCGAATCTGCTATCGCCTCTGATATGCAAAACTTTACTCTCTCTTGAACCTCCTTCTCCTTTTTGGTTTCATCCGCCTCCTTCATGACGTATGGGTTCTCATAAAAGTTGTGCGCGCAAAGTATGAGACACTGGTGAATGAAAAGCTCATTGGTTGGTGGCTTGATGTTAATCTTACGACCATCTGATTTCATCTTGATGGCATTTGAAACCAGCTTTACATATGCAATGTAAACCGAATCCTTGTACTTTGTGAAGGATGTGCACTTCTTTTCAATCTCATTGATGAAATTTTGAATCTGGGCACTTGATAAATTCTGCACCTTCTTTAAAGCGTGTTGAAAATTCACCAATGAAGGGTTTGGGAGGGTTCCAGGTTTATCAGCTTCTATAAAATCCATTGGATTGTTGTACATTTTGAATATGTAGTCAACAAACACAGGAACCATCGCTTTGGTTAAAACACACGTCATCAGATTAATGTAATCCATCTTTTACTATTTGGAAATGTATTTTTTCCTGATTTGATTCGCAGTCTTTTTGAGATTTGCAAGTGAATCCAATTCCTCGACGTGAATGGTTTTGATTTTCTTTTTCACCACAATCTCCTTGGTTTTATGAACTTTCCAAGAAATGTTGATGAGTCCGGTGCCCATTATACTCGTTGAGTACCCTAGATTCTGGAGTTGTCTGTTCATGTACAATGTTACAAAAGAGAGTTTATATGTGGGGTATCCAAAAATCATCTCAGGAATCTGAACGAGTATTTCATCTTTACCGAGTGAATATGCAAATGAAATCTTTTTACAAAGTGAATTGAGTATGCGAATCAAAACCTCCTTTTTGAGTTCCCTCTTTTCGGAATTCATCCTCTCCAAATCCTCCGCTGAAACAATCTCCAGTTTCATTCTTAAGCAGTTACGAGATAATTGTTCCAGACTGCCTGCATATCAGGAGTTGGATCACTCGTGTTGAGGTTACCAAACTTGAATTTATTCACAAATCCCGTGAATGGATTCATATAATCTGCAGGAATACCCTTGTTTGCGGTTGTCAGTTTACCAGACTCGTCAACTGTGACGTCATATTGTACACCTGCGTAGTTTGCAGAATCCATAAACATCAGTCTTCCCTCGTAGCCGCTTCCAGTTTGGTTAAAGTAGACTGTATTTACAGGATACAATGTCGGTGCGGTTTCCTGTATCTGTGTAATTGTATTTTGGATTATGGTTGGGTCAACAGCCTGAAAATCGGAACGGTCCCATTGTTCCTGGATGGCAACCTGAGACTGCGGCTTTTGCGTGTATAAGAAAAAAAGTATCACAAAAAAAATTATTATAGCTGCGGCAAGAGCTTTCATTTTTAATATCACCCAATACAAAAATGGCTGCACTTCTTGTAGTGAGTGACCGTTGCGAATATTGTGGACAAACCATTGAATTTATTAAAAGCAATCCTATACTCATGCCTCTTGTAAATGTGCACAATGTCAATACACTTGGACTGCCTAAGGATCACCCAGACGTGAAACGAGTCCCGACTCTCATAACAGCACAGGGTACGGTTCACGTTGGTATGGAGGTTATACGGTGGTTAGAGATGAATGTACCTTGTACATTTGAAGGAAATTATTCATGTGGTGCACTTGCAAACTTTGATGAACCGTTTGACGGGGTGGGTGACGGGTTTCCTCTCGATGCATACGGGGTGGCTCTCGCACCTCCAATCAATTCAAGTATAAAGAGTAAAATTGAAAAGTCGACAAAAGAGGCGTATGACGAATTAAAGAAAACCAGTGTAGTCTAAATAATGAGACTGAAGAGTATCCAAGCAGCTGCATTCAAATCACTGTTTGAAGTTCTTAAAGAGATTATCAACGATGTTAATATTTATTTCGACAGTTCCGGTGTAAAATTAACCGCCTTTGATGTTGCTCGAGTGACACTCGTTCACGTATTCATGCCAGCTGAAAATTTTGAAGAGTATGAATGTAAACATCCGGTGGTTCTTGGTATGAATGTATCCAACACATATAAACTTATAAAATCCACAGGAAACAATGACGTCATTGTCATGGAAAATACTTCCGAGTATCTAAATATAACGATAAGCAATGACAATAAAAAATCACTGAGTACATTCAATCTGAAACTTTTAGACTTGAATGAAGAGATTATAGACGTTCCAGATATTGATATCAAATACTCAACCACCATACCCTCTTTTGATTTTCAGAAGCTCATAAGGGATATGCTCGCCATTGGACCAGATTTGAGAATAAAAAGATTTGATACGTGTGTGGAATTTTCATGCGAAGGTGACTTTGCAAACCAGATTACACGAATTGAGGATCAACCCAAGATGGTAGACACGGAATGTAATGGACTTTTTAGTCTCAAGTATATTTCAATGTTTGTAAAATCAACAGTGCTTTGTCCAATTGTTCAGATTATGCAAAATGACGACAATGATTCACCGGTTATATTCAAATATTCGGTTTCAAATCTGGGGGATATTAAATTTTATCTGGCTGCGACCAATGAATAACTTTTCAGTATCGATTGTTGAAACCTCTACAAAATCACACCAATACAAAGAAACTCTCAAGTTTGGTCCAAATTTTAATTTGGGTCTTTTTGAAACTTTAAACAACCCAAATGGATTAAACTCAGATTTTAGGGGACCTGCAAATTTTAGAATCGGGTCCGTCACATCTTCACCCTGGTACACCACTTTGGTTATGGGTAATCTTCCTTTGAAAACCGGAGGCCACGTGGTTGGATTGAGATGTTTCAGAATGTTGCTGTTGTATTTGTATTCGACGATACACTGTTCTGAAATTTCCTTCACCGGTTCCAACCAAAACCCACATTTGGCTCTTTTCAACTTTTTTATGGAAAGTATTGAAAAGTTGGGCTTTAATAGCTTCAAAATGATTTGAAACAAAAACTTTTTCATTTAAAGATATTATAATATTGATATATAATGATCGCCTTATATAACAAAAGACTCAAAGAACTCAAAGGTGACGAGTTGTACGATTACATGTCAAGGGCAGCTCCATTTGTTATGATTTATGAAGAGTCAAAAAACAAGAATGACATCTTTAAGCAGTACATGGCTCAAGTCGAGGAGGGTGGAATATGTGCGGTTGTCGATACCGAAAAGCCTTCTTCATACATCAACTGTGAACAGTGTGATTCGAGCAACGTCTTCTATGATGAAAATTCAAGTGATATCATATGCACAAATTGTGGGTTTGCTACATATGATACTGGAAGAGAGAGGAGTTACAAAGAGGAGCAGGATTCTGAACCCAATACTCAATACTCTTACAAGAAGGAAAATCATTTCAATGAATGGATAGCACAGTTTCAAGCCAGAGAAGTTACCAATGTTCCACCTGAAATTTTTGAAACTCTTTCAAGTGAGTTTAAAAAAAGAAAGATTCAAAAGAAGAATATAACTCATACACTCGTCAGGGACACTTTAAAGAAACTTTCCTTGACCAAGTATTATGATCATGTTCCATTTATAACCAGCTACATGAGTGGGGTGAAACCTCCTTCAATGTCAAAGGAACTCGAAGATAAATTGAGGCACATGTTTTACATGATCCAAGCCCCGTTCAATAAACATAGACCGGAAGATCGGAAAAACTTTCTCAGTTATTCATATATCCTTTATAAATTTTGCGAGTTGTTATCTGAAGATTCTTTTCTTCATTGCTTCCCTCTCTTGAAGTCAAAAGAAAAACTTTATAAACAAGACTTGATATGGAAAGAAATATGTAAAGAACTTCAATGGGAATACATACCAACCACCTGAGCGTACCCACTTTTATACAGATCGATTCGCATTTCACGGGACATTGAAAAGTCAAAAATGTCAAAGTCGGCACTCAAGTCAATTCTCTTAAAATCATCATATCGTATTCTTGTTGAAAGTATGCACTTGAATAGGATGATGAGATAATCGACAAGTGACTTGTGTTCTTTAGGTGCTGTGAAAATATCCGCACGCAGCTCAAATACGTCATTTTTGCCCAAAAATGGAGCACCTGGTGACCACTCGGCTGTGCTTCCATCAACGAAACGCCCTTCAACCGGTGTGAATAATATAGGAACCGAAACCGAATACATAATGGCTGTACTCACATCCATATCAGGGTTATTATCGACGGAGAGGTACACAGTTCGGTTATTTTCAATGTCAAATGTAGGGATGTGCAGTTTGATTGGATTGATTTCATAAAGTTCCCTGAAGGTTACATCTTTGAGTCCACATTCATCCACCATTTTCTTTATATTTAAACTATCGATGAGACCATACTTTTTCAAAAAGTTTTTTATATTCTTCTTTGCATAATTCTTGACATCCATTTCAAGCATGATGTTTAGCATTTTTTCAACGTCACCTTTGAACAATACATAAAATGCAGCCAATATTGCACCAGATGACGCTCCTGAAATTTCCTCAAGGTCATTGAGACTTTCACTCTCTTTGAGATATTTCAAAACCCCTATAAATTTATAAGCAATCATTCCACCACTCCCCAGAATGAGGTACTTCATCTAATAGTAACTGGGGAATGAACTTCTGATGAACGCATAAAGAACAGCGTAAACAACCGTGTGAACAGCAACGGCACTGGTGCTCGTCTGTCCTGAAAAGAGTAAACCCTTGGATCCAGGGGGCAGAGTGAGAACCACACCGGGCATCAACAATACAAACAAGCACAGGGGAACCAGTATGTCAGCAGTTGTCATGGACTTGACGTTGGTGAAGAAGCGAATCACCAGATAGTACGTGATGGTGAAAATCAATGCGTTTATTATGAGACCCTTGTTAAATACATGGGAATTTGTGAGATGCAGGAACATCAGAGTACCCGATGCAATAATTGCAAAGAGTATGGCTGGCGTGAAAACCTTTGGACTTCGGATATCGAGTTTCATTTAACAATAGAAATTATAAAAATCAACAAAGGTTTTCGGTGACCCGATCGTCACCCAAAGATTCCAGGCCCCAGACCGACTCAGATGAGTAGACCGACTCAGATGAGTCGTTTGGTCCAACTGTAAACAGTTGTCACTTGGTTCAGAATACATAAATTCGCAAAAATCTGCAAAAGTAATCTTCTGATTCAACTTGTAGTAAAGTTGTGCATTCTCTTGTAGGGTAAACCAATCATTCAAGAGATGCGTGCTGTTTATGTCACACCATTCTTCATATGTTACATCTGTAAATTTTTCATCGTCATCTGAAAACTCGTAAATTTCCTCATTGTAAAAATCAGACCACTCACTGTTTAGGCCCATTGTTCTTCAACAGAGACAACGATGAAGTTGTCTTTGGAGGAGCACTGTCGCTTATAGCTTTCAAAGCACCCTCAACTTTAACCACGTCTCCGGAAAAATACAAAGTGAGACCCTTCACAATGACATCCTTTGTGATGCTTCCTTTCCCCTCCTTTTCACGGAATCGAACCTTCTTGTCACCAGTCTTGACATCCTCGACGTCAGCCTCTTTCATCGTCTCTTTGATTGATGAAGCGAGTTCCTTCTCTCTCTTTACAAGAACCGACACATCCTTGCGAACTGCTGAGATTTGCTTTTTGAGTTCAGCCCACTCTTCGATACGCTGCTTTAGATCCGCCATTTATGTTTTGGAGATTTATTTCTTTAAATCCAGTTGCTCGCAACTGTCTGTTTGTCTTCTCTGCTTGATACAATTCTACGAATTGGCACAATTCTACGAATTGGTCCCTTTATTTATAATCACTATCCTGAATCTCAAACATTGGTCTCATCTGCTCTGGAACAATGGTGGACAGGTTAAAGATGCTCACTGGGTCACGTGGATTGGGTGGCTCGGAGCGAATCTGCCAATTGGCGTTACGTAAAGTGCCACCCACAGTCTCTGGGTACCCAATCATGTTGCGGGGATCC